CTCCCTTAAATGTCAAGTAAGGAACCACAAAAGAGAAGACCTGCTAAATAAGGAACAGGAGCCTGGATTATTGCATCGGATCAAAGGGCATGAATTTGTGATACAACTGCGTTCGGGTAGGACAGGAAACCACCGCATCATCTTGCAAACCCATCTTCTTGACCCTTTTTTGATATTCAGGATCTTTATAGGACTTTATCTCATTGACCCACTCAAGCCAATCAGCATCGCCACCAATGTAAGCACTACACTCTCTATCCAGGAAAGAATTTATAAGACTGGAGAGATAATTCCAAGCCGTCTTGTTGGTGCCAGCGGAATCAATCAGAAGGCCAACCCATCGCGCCAACCAGATTCGATGATCAGTGACATCCCTAGATGAGATTATACTCTTGACAAAATAGTCACGGGTCTCGCGAAAAGGCATCGCATAGACTCCGAAATCTGGGTGAGATCGTCGAATGAAGAAGCGCTTTAGATATTGGACACCCCGATGATCAATTCTGGTCTCAGCAAGGACACCATTAACAAAATGATCAGACGTGACAGTCCAGAAACAATTTTCACCAAGATGAATAAAAGTTTCCGCGTGTTTAACCGATAAACCCCAATTAATGACGCAGAATCTCTCAAATAGACCGAATTTCCACGAGACTCCGTTAGCGTCAACGAAGGTTTTGGTTGCAATAGAAAGAATTGCTTTGGGAAGAACAACAAGCGTGTTGTCTCCATAAACACGACCTTTCTTGAGGTGGGCCTCAAAGAGAGGGACAAGACTTGGGTGATTGTTTTTCAAATGCCTATGCAAGAAAAACATGAAAGTGCGAAGTACAATGGAAACATAGATCGTGTCTCCCCATGAAGTGCCAAAAAGCCCAGAGAACATAACACCAATAATCAAACGACAATTATTGCCGAGCCATTTCACCAATGTGCACGCAATATCATCTGCCGACCACGTTGCAAAAGCAACCGCAACGTTATAGTATATTGTCCCTGGATTAAAGAACATCACAGGAAGAGAGAAAAGAAGAGTGAGGAGACCAGGAAGAAGGGTCTGGTCAAGATTTCCAAAATCTGTCTCAAGATAACCATTGACTGGATCAAAAGCACCAAGATCCGTGGCAATCTTATGAGCGCCTCCATGGGCCCAGGAATGACCAATGCCAGTCATACCTCGACCGTAAAACTGAGAAAAACTCTGTTTGTACAGCAGTTTATCAACGAGGAGCTTCAAATAAGACATGATAAAGAAAACCCTGACTTTGGTCTTATCGACAGTGGGATCGCGAATTTCAGGCTTGAGGGCTATCTTGGCCAAGCACACAGGAAACCAATCTCTGTCGTAGTACCGGGCACGTACTTTTCGCTTAATGGACTGAGCGAGTTGATAGAGATCAGTGAGTGCAACACCAAAAAAATCAGCCTGAGTTGCGACGTTAACGAGCCTCGTGACAACAGTCTCATAACGACCATCATCAAGCTTCGTCACTCTCTTGAGTTTCGTGGGATAGTAGTTCATATAGCCACTACTCTTAGAATGATCCTCACCTCTTACAGAAGTGATCTCTTCGGCGGAAAACACGGGGGGGTCAATCATTTCACATCGTGATTCTGAAAAAACTT